CATGGTTAAACAAAAGCGCGGCGTTGTTGCCAGCGCCCTTTATAACCAAGTGAGCACCGCTATCAGATGCAATACTACCTACGAGCGCCCCCTCACGGAGCATATAAATTAGGTCTCCGTCAGAGCTGTCTCTGTTGATAAGAATCGGAATGTTGCCGTCAGTAGATGCTTGTATTTGACCAATATCTCCACGTAAACTGATGCCTTTTGGATGGTTAAATTCAGCAGGGCGTGAGTTCGTTCCACCCACCAAGAAATTCTGACTGCTGTCAAACCTAGCGGCTTCTGAATCATCAGTTTCAAAACGCATAGAGTTGTCAGCATGATTGTAACTTACAGAGCCAATGTTTGAGTCTTGTGCATCACCAAACAATAAAAACCCTGTATCTGTATTACCAGACTCTAAAAGCAGTTGAGTTGAACCTGCGTTTTTAATATGCAAATCAGTAGCGGGATTCGTAACGCCCAACCCTAGTCGCGAGGTAGAACTATCCCAGAAGAGATTTTGACTTGAACCAGCAGAATCGTAGAAGCTGATGTCACCAATGTTGCTAATTTTTAATCTGTCTATGCCTGTATGACCTTCAAAAGTGTGGTCATATGCCATGTAATAAAAACTAGCGCTATTTGCTTCTTTTATTCTTGTGCTTCCACCTACGTTTTCAAAACTTAAATGAGGTCCACCCACCCCTGCATTGAGAGTCAAATTATCGGCTGTCACTGAGCCTGTTACGTCTATGCCGCTGGCTGTGGTGGCTAGTTTGGCGGCGTTGTTGTAAAAAAGTGTTACTGCTCCGCTAGTTGTAGCTGTAATTTTGTTCGCTGTGTTGCTAGCAGAGTTAATTTCAAAGTTATCAGCAAGGACAAGCATATTGCCAGTGCCTTGGTCGCTGATGAAACTGTGTGTACCTGAGTGATAAATCTGTAGGTCACTGCCAGCGCCAAACGTAGCTTTGACGTTATCAGCAAACTGCAATTCCTCAGATGTCGGACTCCAAACTAGCTTCGCAGTCGTTCCGGTGTCCTCAAAGAAGCTAATCCCGCCAAGTCCATCAACTCGCATGCGATTAACATTATTGGTGCGCGTGACAACACCAGCGGAATTCGTCTCTGTGCCACCAGCCTTGCCAGAGTCTAAGATCAAATTTGTGTAGCTTGCATCGTCAGCAGAATCGTTCGCTCTGATGATTAGCTGACCGCCTGTTGACATTAAATATTCGTTATCGTCTTCAACGCCAACGCTTGTGTTTCCGAATCTGAACCCTGTAGAACTCACGCTACCTGAGAATGTGGCGTTGCCGTTAGCGCGACTTATTGACAAAACATCTGATGAAGTACCATAGCTGTAAAATCTAAAGTCGCTAGTGCTATCGTTTCTTTCTCCAACAATCCAATCAGCGGTAGAACCAGTAACGAACTTAAACATATTGTTCTGTCCGTTTGTGCCTCGCGTTAAAGTCACAGTGTCTGCTGTAGAAGCTGAAGTTATAGCAAGTTGTGGTGCTGTCACTGCCCCTGTCAGCGTACCACCGGACAGAGGTAGATGACCTACTTGTGAGTAGTCATACCCAGCTTCCCACTGGAGAGAATTAGACGCAGCACCGTCCGCAAAGATTGTGCCTGGCGCTAAGAAATTGCCGTTATTAACAAAAGAAAAGTTAGTTCCGCCGCCTGCATAGTTAAGTAACAAATTAGTTGTTGCTTGCGTGACATCAGCGTGAAGATGCCAAGCGGTTGCGTCTGACGCGCTGCTGTCTTTCCAATAGATTCCGGCATCACCACCAGCGCTTGAGAGCGTCAAATCTGACTGCGCTTTTATCGGATGGCTAAACTCAAAAGTGTCTGTTGCAGTCTTCCACAGAAGCGTTGCATCAGTGGTTGAGTTAACTGCGTCTTGAATGATGATTCCCGCATTGTTTGCGGTAGACGAAGAATCACCTGTGGAATAGTTTAGGGTAATGTCTTTATCGGCAACAGTCAGATCGGCCACGTTAATCGTTGTGGTCGTTCCCTGAACCGTTAAGTCGCCAGTGATAACGAGATCACCACTAATCGTGCCGCCCGTGTTCAGCAGCGAAGAACCTGAAGTGCTGACAAAAGTATCGTCGGTTGAGCTTGCGATAATCGTTCTAGTGTTACCAGAAGCAGGTTTGATCGCGTAAAGTCTGCGGAAGTCTTCTAGCGAGCTTTGCGTTTCATCAGTTCCAAGGATCACGCCTGTGCCGGACGAAGACGAATCCAAAGCCGGAGTTGTTGATGTGGTTAATGTCGTACCCGCCAAGGTCGCAATTCTAGCGTTTACTTTTACGTTGTAAGTGCCAGCAGAGGAGAAGGTGAGATTCTTTGATGATCTGACAAACGTTCTTGCGCCCGCAATTGACGGATCAGAAATTGCTTCAGACGCGCCGATATCTGCATAGATAATGCCTACGCCGCGACTGTTGATAGTTAAGACGTTAACGCCAAACTGAGATGAAGTTGCGCTTGTGCCACTGACAAAAGTAAATTCTTCTGTGGCTGTTGGCGTGCCGCTGTAACTTCCACCGCTCGCTTTTACAAAGTATTCAACAATTAGCTTTACTTGACCAATCATTGTGGTTACTGCGCTTTCACTTGCGGCAGCGAAGGACAGATTGCTCGTGTTTGGATTCTCGCCAGACTCGCCTGTTTGATTAATATCTATCTGAACCTTCGGCTCAAAAGTATATGTCTCGCTTGATGCGCCTGTCGTGAACGTGATCTCGTCCGCGTTGTTGTCTAAACGACCCGCAACTTCGCTAACGCCTACGCCAGAGTTTGCGCTTATATTGCCCAGCCCAACACCGTGTAGTCCTGTCGCATCTAATATGACTTGACCGTTTTCGTCGTACACTCTGATATTTGCCGCATCAATATGACCGTCTTTATCCACGCGAAAAGCAGCAGACTCAGGCACAGAGTTACCCGCATAAAAACGATACAACGCATTACCGCCATCCATGACCGCAATGTCATTAGACGATCCGGCAGTGAATTTAGAACCTGTGCTTACGTCTCCGGTGAACGCGCCAGCGGATGCGTTGACAGTTCCCGTGAAAGTGCCAGAGGTTGCAGTGATATTACCAGTGACAGATAGGTTGCTTCCGTCAAACGTTAATGCTTGACTGCTTGAGTTGCCGATGCTGAACTTGTAACCGCTATCGTACCCAAGAAAGAATCCAGTGCCACTGTTGTATGCGCTTTGGCCGCCCTTGATAGAGCCGCCTTGGTTCATTGTTAAGCCGCCCTGCGTGACAGTTGTGCCAGCCTCTAATCCGCTAGTTGCTACTGCTTGCCCTGTTGTAGTTGTAGCAGATCCAGTGTTGATTGAGATTGTGTCGGAATTTATGTCAACGCCAATCGTTGGATTTGCTACGTTGCTCCAGTTGACAGCAGTCGCTAAGACGGTAAGGGTTACTGAAGAAGTTGTAGAGTTTGGTTCGTAGACAGAAACTTCACTGACAGTTGTTCCGACATTCTTTTTGGATCTTATCCAATAATGTCTGGTATTTCCTACCGCGATTGAGTCTGCTGCGTTGTTCCCATCATGAACAAACTGAGTCCCGTCTGTGTCACCTATTTTTACCGCATTGTTGACGTTGTTTGTAGATGAAGAAAACACCTCAATTGTTGCGTAGTCAGCAGGTCTGCCTGGATTTACCCAGTTGAGAAATACTTTACCCTCGCCAGAAGCTGCCCGTAATCCTGAAGGGCTAGGAACGCCTCTGAACGCATCTGTGATACTACCTGACGCTGTTATAGTCGAGTATTCATTAGTAGGGGCTACTGTCGGATCGGCGTAGGATGTGCTTGAGTCTTCTCTCAGGGTAAGATTAACACCGCCCTGTTCAGAGAAAGTCCAATCAACGCACTGAAATACTTTATTGGTCCAGCTTAATTCCTCAATGGAAACCTGAACTCTGTCTCCGGCAGCAATTCTGAGTGCAGACAAATTAGCAGGGAATGTAATGATTTTCTGCTGATCACTTAACTGAATTAATTTGTGGGAAAGTCTTTGCGCTCCATATGACGAATTGGTCATAGGATACTGAACTTCTTTCTCTAACACCTCACCGTTATCTCTGCTAACAGCGTCAGCTAATTGAACTTTAGGGAACTCAGACGATTTGTGATTCTGAGAAGGATCAACAAACAATCCTTTAATCGTGTTGAACCTGTCTGATCTTTCCAGAGATGTTTTGATGCTGATAGCGCCGATCAAGTCATCTTCGTTCAGGCTTTCAGTCGGAGCTTCGTAAATCCCCGCATGAAGAATGTACTTACCATTAGAGTAAACCAAGCTTCCGTTCATTGAAGAAAGAATCTTGTTTATGTTCTTCTGGTGCTTGTCGGTGGCAAATATTACACCGTTACAACTAAATCTAGCCTCAGTTCCTCCAGGCACTGAAACACTAACATCACACCCGTTTGCAGCGGTGATGATTGCCGCCCAATTAATCTTAGCGGCAGAGATCCCCATGCCAAGAGTGGCATCCATGAGATAGTCAGCAAGACACAAGGCAGGATTAGTAGAATAAGTAATGTAAGAGGCGTTAGTCGGATTGGCTCCGGCATCGTTGCCCGCAGTTACATCTAGCCGTGGGTCATAAATAGACTTGCCCTGAACCAGAGCTTTTACGTTTTGCGGAGAATACTTTTCCCATGTCTTTGCTGAATGCTCGTTTAAAGTCCACTTCATCGCCAAATAAGCAATGCCATCACCACGATGACTTGTGGTGTAATTTGGCAGTGGAGTCAACAGGCTATCTGCTGTTTGAGACGCGGCTCCTAGATGTTTGTTAAACGTGCAAATGGCCGCTGAGTTTTTTAACCCGAAAGGACCAGAACCACCAACCTGTCCACCCGCAGCATCGCCAGAGCCTATATCTGCGTTTGGTATAACAAGATCATCCATGTGGATGTCGGTGATGTTGTTTAGCTTGTGGCCTGCAAGAACAACCGTTTGATAAAGATCTTGGTTATCTGTCCCCGCAAGAGCAATAAACGAAATAGGACCGGAAACTAAAGCTTGCCCATAAATTATCTTCTGTGGTTCTGTTGTTGATTTAACAGTCCTTTGCCTGGATGCGTCTGTGTCAACGGTAGGTATGTCAACTTCAAAAAGTGACATTGCTTTATATGCAACAAGCGCCCCTCCAACAACTACCGCAGCACCAATTGCCAGAGCTGCTCCCGCTGAAAGTCCCATTGCAACAGAAGTTCCGGCAACCAATGAAACCGTAGACATTGCAACTTGTA